GTCTTGAATAGTTCTTCGGGTTCATTCAGGTGAATCTGCTGTGGGGCATCTTCTTCCTCGGTCATGAAGTAATCAATGATGACCTCTTTGTGGGTCTTCTTCATCTGTTTAAGCTGTTGTTGTGTCATTCGTTCTCGGTGTAATCTTGATATTCGTCGTAGTGTAGTCCTTCGTTGCCGTTACGTAGGATGATCATCATGCGTTCTTCGGCTTCTTTTTCGTCTTCATCCTGTTGCCTAGCATGGTTACAGCATCCTCCAAGTTCGTTCTCTTGGATCTGTCGTTGCCATCCGTTGCAGGAGCATTGGTTGTCTACGTGTTTTTGGCTGTCTCCTAGGTCATCCCAGTAGAGGAAGATGTGGTCATCCATGTCGTTAGATTTTATCGTCAATAAGGGGGCGGTGGTTTTTGCAGTACATCTTGAAGTCTATTGCTGAGATGGTGATGCCATCGCGAGACTTGCACACGTTGCACTTTAGGTTGTTACCAAACTTATCGTCGTCGTCATGTTCTTCTGGCAGGCGATCAAGCTCTGATCCTCCGAAGATCTCATCTACCTGTGACTGACTCCATCCGGCGGCGAGACATAGTGCCTCTAGCATATCCGCCAGCTCTTCTAGGTCAATATCACTGCGGTTCTTCTCAATGGTGATCTTATGATCGTATTGCTCCAGCGTTATACGCAGTGGCTTGGTGAATCCGTATGCGTCTTTCATTTCTCGTTGGTGTTACAAGTTATTTCAAAAGGAGGGTCATATGGGTTTTTAGTAATATTTGGTGGATAATAGTGTATCTGTTCAGATATCTGTTCAGATAAAAGTATTACCGCCTCTTCTGCTGTGATATGGCTTTCCTCTATCAACCTTTGGACTATTTCTGCTTTACTCATTTCTCGTTGGTGTTAAAGGTTGTTGTTTCACAATGTGTATTCTATCACAAATTATGCTAAGATTTGTGACTTAAATCGGACATTATCCGAATTACTGTACAAAATATTCCATATCGCGATTCGCGAATCGTGTATCACTTTGGTACGCGTTATATGCGATCGGGTATAATGTGGGCTGTTTAGTCATGTTTTATATCTTATCGCGTATAATCAGGCTGGCTTCCATCATCCTTGATAAACACACCGTCTACTGTCTTCCCGGTACGATCTTTAATCACTTGGTATGCTGTGTTCAGGCAGTGTACTGGATCCAGTCCTAGCTGTTCTGCAAGGATGATCAACGTGACTAATGTGTCACCCATGGCGTCTACCTGCTCGTGCTTGTCGTTACGCACCATTGCCGCAGCCAGTTCGCCTACCTCTTCAATCACCTTCAGGAACTGTTTTGGGGCATTCTCCGGGGCTGTAATGCCTTTCTGGTCTGCCCAGTATAGGACACCCACCTGTAGGGCTTCAAATCTATTATCCATTAGTCTTGAATTTGTTTTTCATTAAATAAAACCTTTAGCTCTGCAAGGTCGTTTACGTCTAGGTTCAAAATTAAATCAATATTCTCCTGAATATGGTTGAACAGCTGGTAATTTATGCTGTCAATAGCATTCAATGGCTGCTTAACATAATCCTCCAAGTCTTTCTCAAGCATCTTCATCTGCTTCTTGATCTTGTGCCTGTAAAGCTGCGTATCCTTCAGTGAATCCATGGTTTCCAGAGCTAGCTGAAGTATAGCTATAAGCTTTAGCGCGTCTCTGAATCGCTTTGGTACGTCTTGGTTAGTCATTCTCAATTCCATTTTCGTCCAGATCTCTCTGGCACAAGGTTACTATGTCTCTCATTTGCTGTTGTTTTGTTTGTACCCCCGACAGGACTTGAACCTGTAGCCGACAGCTTAGAAGGCTGTTGCTCTATCCATTGAGCTACAGGGGCGAAAAGATGAGCCGCTATACACCACCGGAACTGCCTATCGTATAGCGCTACCAACTTGCTGCTCATCCTAGTCTGAATCCTTCAGAAGCCTATCAATCATCTGAGGATCATGCTTGCGTACAGATCTTAGATTCTGTCGCTCTTGCACCTTTGCCTTCTCGTATACCGTCTTGGAGCAATCTGATCCAAGGTTAGCAAACAACAAAGCATTGGTGTGAAGCACTTCGTCAATGATCGCTTTGCATTTATTACACGTGTGGTACGACATGATTCAATCCTTTTAGTCGTTCTTCGTTAATGGTATCAATGTGATACTCCTCCCGTACACGCTCGTAGAGGTTGTCCCCTAGGCGCTTAGCCACTTTCTTGGTCATGGAGTACACCGCGTCCTCCCATTCCAATTTACTGGAGCACAAGATCCCGGTCACGCCGTGTTCTATCAGCTCCTTGTATGGGCTCACGTTGCTGGCGATGACTGCTGTCTTTGTAAATCCAGCCTCCACTACCTTCAGTGAGCTCTTCATTCTGTTAAACTTGTTGTCTTTTAGTGGCACTAGAGATACGTTCATGCGCTGGTAGAGCGTGCCATACTCCCAGATGCTAAATGGATCAAAGGTCAGGTTGGTCTTCAATAGCCCTTCATAGTCAACGTGACGCATTCTTACCGCTAAGGTGAAGTACTTGTTCCAATCAATGTGCGCAAGCTCTTGTACGTCCTCCATATGCGAGCTGGCTCCGGTGTATCCAAACCATAGATTCTTACCGGTGATCTTTTCTGTGCTCCACTGGTCTTCGTCCGGGTTGATACCGTTGGGAACGATTCTGATCGTTGCTGTTGGGTTCAGCTGTAGCTTGATCTCTTTGGCTAGGATCGGGCTTGGCGTCCAGATCTCGTCCGCAGCACGGACTGTTCTCTTGATCGCGTTTCCGAAACCATCATATCCCTGCCATGCCTTGTAGATGGGGTTGCTCTTGCGCACCTCCCAGTAGTCGTCTAGATCTACGATCAGCTTAACACCTGCCTCCTTGAGTCGCTGGCGAAATAGTTTCACGCCTTCAATCTTGGCGTAAAGGGTACGAGACACTACGAAGTTATCTACGTGTTCTAAATTAAAATCCAATAGCTCAAAGGGATCGCTGACTACGTGCAGGTTGATCTGTCCCTTCTCCTTCATGCGGAGGAATGGGACTAGAAGCCTGTGGTAGTTAACCCCGTGAAGCTTTTCAATAAAAATAATGGTCATCCTTTTTTGATTTTTCCTCTACTGCTGTTTTAATTATGTCAAGCTCTAGCCTGACTTTTTTGATCATTTCGTTAAGCTTTAGGCTGACAAAATCAATGTCGGCAACGGGGTTTCCAAGGCTGTCGTGCAGCTCTTCGTAAAGCTCCTCCAATACGCGGGAGGCTCTGGAAGTGCCGCGGAAGTAGCACTCGCTCAGTTCTTTATCAGTCATGGGTAATAGCATCTTTTATGATTTTAACAGTTTCGTCTACTTGACTTTTGTTCTTCGGTAGGAAGAGCATATAGTCACCCATGCCATTTAACTGAAGGTGATGCATAAAAAGCTTCCAACGGATCGGAAAGCTATGCTGAGACGGTACGTATCCTTTCGTCTCAATAATAAACTTATGGGTATGTGATACGAAGTCTGGTGTATAGGTGACTGCCAACACTTTCTTACCCTGCTTATCGGCTAGGCTGCTTGCTTTCGGTGAGCTCTTGTAGTACTTGCCATTGTAGGTCAATGATCCAAGCACTTCAAACTTTTCAGACTCGTACCCAAAGGCTAGTCCTGCATCCTTTAATTGGTTGTAGCAATACTTCTCAAGCGCCGACGAGAACTCTATGCCGCCCACCTTTATCTTTCTGTGGTTGACGGCTCCTTTACTCCTTGTTGTGCGCTTCAGTTTTTTCACTAGAAAATGTTTAAATCAAAGCTAGGGGTAATATCTGAAAGTTGCAAGTTATTTTTTGCCCTTTGTTCCTTAACTGTTAGCGGCACAGGCTTGTAGATCTCATCGCCAACCACTGGGGTGAACCCGGTACGTGATGAATTCATGCGAAGCAGGAACGGATCATCTACCGGTGTAGGCTCACCACCAAGCTCCTGTGTACGAACCTTACGTACGTGAAACTCTGCTGTTGTACGTACATGGTGTTCCGGTGACTGGATTTTCCTGTGAATCGTGACGAATGTATCACAGCGGTTGATCATCTTACCGCCGCCTTCAGTGTCCTCTGCGTATGGAGCAACGGCAAGTCCGTCGTTACCCTTACGGCGCTGGGCTTCTGTCACTGCGTGCATATTAACCCACATGGCTATGTCGTTAGCCTGACCGTACGTTAGGATCTCAGAGATTGCATTGTAGTGGTACTCGTGCGTGCTTAGGGCTGTGTTTCCACTCATGGAAACTTTTAAGCTGTTGTACGGATCAATCAGGAAGCCATCAAGCTTCTGGTTGCGGCGTACCTTCTCGCACATAAGGATCAGATCCTTGTAGCTGTAGATGTCATGGTTGCTGATGATCGTGAAGTTGTCCTGCACCCATTTGAATGCCAGCTTACGCTCCTGATGGGTCATGCTGTCAATCTTTCTGTTCACTAGGAACTCCATCAAGCGTACCTTGATCAGTGCTGTTTTGTTCTCGGCGCTGTAGATGAGCCATTTCCAGTTATGGCGGATGACGCTATTGAGCACCATGTACAGAACGACAGTGGTCTTACCTACGTTACTGTGACCGTTAAAGATCACGAGCTCACGCTTGTAGCGAAAGTATTTGTCCAGCTCAGTATTTCCTGTATCTAGACCAACCTGTATCTCCCCGGATACAAAGCGCTCAATCCAGTCGTAGTCATCGTTGTCGGAGCTGACAAAGTCCATGTCCATCTCCTCCAGCTCAATCTCCTTGATTATAGTCTTCTCCCGCTCAATTGTTTCATTGATCGGCATCTGTTTACCGTGCTCAATGCCATCCCGGATGGTCTTCCGTGCAGAGTCGTCTGAGTCAATATCGCGCTTAGTGATCTCCCGGAATAGTACGCGCACTACTTCGTCTTCCTCCAGTTGACCAACAGCAATATATCCTCCACACAGGACAGCGGCATTCCGCAGGGCGGCGTGCTTTTGTCCATCCTCTGCCTTCTGAATCATCCGGGCGGCAATGGAGAGCTTACGGTAATCTGTGTATTCCTGAGGACGCTGCTTAGCCACTTGGTGCTCAGCTCTCTCAGTAAGTATCCCAGCGAATATCTGGGACTCTTCGTTAAGTACTAGGTCAGGATCATAGCTCTCAAAGCAAGCTCTGGATTCGTTGATACCTGACTGGTCTACCTCCAGACCATATTGCTTCTGGAAGTACGTTGTTAGTCCTCTAAAGTGATCTCTGTGGCGTTCTGGGAACTTAACCTTGACCAGCACCTTGATACCATTGCCTGACGGGCTAACCCACATGGCGTAGGTGTATGGATCTACAGCCACTTGGCTGCGTACATCATCTAGTGATTCAAGGTGATCAAAGTCTAAGACGATGATACCACTGTGCTGGAACAGACCTTCGTCTGTACGTGTTTTAAATTCCCCAGAAAAGAATACAACGGGAAGGTCTAGCTTAGCCTTTTTGTTCCCATGTCGTACCTGTTCAACTATAGATTTGCTCTTCCCGGATCGGATACGTGCTAGTGCTTGTCCAACCGTTATGTAGTGCAGCTCCTCCGTCTCCTTGATGTTCTGGATCGCCGTCACATTGGCGTTGATTGTTTCTTTCATGTAGTGCGATTTGTAATAGAATTAAATATCCAATCAGGTCTTGGACTGTGTCTTCTGTCTGATCATCTATGCCTCTGTTTTTGATGCGCATGAGCTTGTCATCAATCCGGCTACATAGATTCTCAACAGCATCACCCTTAGCAAATATGTTTGCCGGGCGCAATGCGCTGTCTCCATAGGCTTTGTTTTTCTCAATGAGCAGGTCTACCACGCCCATGCCTATCTGTTTGATTTTGTCTTCGCTAGTCATCGTGTACTGATTGTCCAACTTGTTTCATGTCAATGATCTCGGTCACAAGTATATCTGGTTTCTTTTTGCTCCCGCTCCAGTAGTGATTTGCTATCCATTCTGTCTTGTACTTGTTGATTTCAGACAGCTTTGTATACTTACTCACCAGCCAGATGCGGCGCTCTCCAGTTACCCGATTTGCTTGCCTATACGTGATCTTTACTTGCATATAGTAAATCGGTCTTCCCATAAATAAAGTTTAAGTAGGGGGGCACGAAGCCCCCCATTAATTAAAATGGCAGATCGTTGCCACCTGCGGCTGCTGGAGCAGCTGCTTCACGCAAACGCGGATCAAGGACTTTGCAAATAGCCTTGCCGTTCTTGGTGAACTCAACATTGAAGTTGATCCAACCTTTGTCGTTAGCGTAGTTCAATAGATCTTTTGCTTGATCTACTGTGATACCGACGTTGAAACGTACGGTTGGTGACTGCACGTTGCCAATGAGGACGCCGTCATTTTTGTACTGCTTGTTTTCTTGTTGATAAGCCATGGTACAGGGATTAAGGATTAAACATGATTAAATTTCCCCGAACAGTGCGAAACTGCTCGTGTCCTTCGCCGGGGTATCCAGCCACCGACGAATATTGTTAACTGCGCTGCGGAATTTATCTTCTCCGCTTTGAAGTGTAAGTTCTGATGCTTTGTATACACCACACAAGTGCGGGCTAGATGTATCCTGAACAACCCAGTAGAAGTCTGGCATCTGCTCGTGCTGTGTGTATATAAATGCTTGGATATCGTAGTCGTAACTGCGTACGTCGTAACGGAATCCGTATAAGCTGCGAGTACTCTTAGAGTCCGTGATGAAGTTCTCATTACGAACGTCTAAGTAGCCCCGCACAGGGATGTCATCAATCCAGCCCATGATCTCCTGCTGGACTTTTCCAGTCAGGAAGTAACGTACCGGAACAACTTCTCCGGTCACTGGGTTTACGATCTCAGACTCATCTAGTCTGTTGACCATGTTGATCACACGATCCATGTCTTCTTCGGCAACCAATGTTTTGCCTGAAGCTTT